TCACCTGTTAGGGTTTTGTATCTTGTCTTCTTTTTTGAGTCAACAAAAAGGGTTGGGTAGAACTTCTCACGGGTTGCAAAGTGTTTTCCATCTTCGTAACCACGAACCAAGAAGTTGTCCCCAACCATCTGAACGTTTGTATAAAATCGCATTATGTAGTGAGTTCTTTATATTTTTCTATTACCTCCTCTGTAGGTTCAGCAATAGTAAGAATGTCTTCTGATCTTAGCATATATTCCGTTTGATTGGAAGCTTCTAACCAAGGTGTCATATCATCTAAAGAATTAAATAGATATGGATTTATCAAACGGCAATCTGGTTCACCTGTTTCTGCCATAACTTCTACCAATTCTGCGATAAGAACATTATCAATATTAACCAGAACGCATTTAATCGCCATCTTTTTTAGTCTCCGTAAAATCTAAAGTTTTTTCTTTTGGAAATGTTTTTTGTTTTTCAACATACATTTCTCTAATACTGTCAAGTGGTTCAACAATAGTTACAACCCAATCAGTAGGAACTACAACATTGTTATCCTTAGAAATAACAATCCAAGGTCTAAAAACAACATCTACTTGTTCACTATCTTCTTGCCTATGAGATATTATAACTGTATGAGGATGATTTAGAAGATATGCATAAGGTTCCAATTGTTTCTCTTCTTGTGCCAATTCCTTAGCATCTGATATGAGAAGTTCACCTGATTTTAATAGTGTTAATTTTATTGCCATCTAGTTGCAACAAGTTCTATAGTATTGTCTATTGTAGTCGATTCTTCATTAATTGTAAATCCCTGCTCTGTAATAGTATCCACAATTGTAACCTTTGCATATTGTTGAGTAACCTTTTCAATAAACCTTCTTGGTGGAACCGAATCCTTCCAAGTTTGTATATCTGCTACTAATTCATATACACCATCTTTGTTTAAACGAAATCCAATATCATTCCCTATAGAAATATCCACCTTTACCTTTTCATGTTGATGATCAAGAGGATTAACCAATTCTTGGTCTTCTTTAACAATATATTGAAGAAGTTGAAGTGCCTTAATCAGATAAGGTTTCTCTTTGATTTTCGTTTTGATTGTGCTGAAGTGTGACATTTTCTTGTTCGTAGTATTCTGGTTTTGTTTCTACGTAAGTAACATTACCAAGTTTTTCTTCTATGGATCTAGTTATATTTTGACATTCATTACCAATAACACCTATAACTTCCTCAGAAACTGTTCCATCTTGGTTTATAATAAATTTAACTGTTTGTTGTTGGGGCATAATATTTATTGGGAATTCTTATAAGAGTATCTATATCTGGAAGATACATATATTCCAATTCACTATTACGCAAAGTAATAAGACCATCTTCAATAGTGTCTACCATAGTATCACCAGCAAGGTTAAATGAAGTATTAAAAAGAATAGGAACACCAGTTTCTTTATAGAACTCAGAAATCAAACCATAGTAATGTTTATTCTGTTCTCTAGTAACTGTTTGTATTCTACAGGTTCCATCTTCATGAACTATTGACGGTATTATATTCCTTTTCTCTGGTAATACATCTATAGCATATGTCATAAAAGGACTCTCTTCCAACCTATCCATATCAAACCAATCCCTAGCATGTTCTAAAAGAACTGTTCCAGCAAAAGGTCTGAAATGTTCTCTTTTCTTTACTCTATTCACTATATCCTTACCATTCTTTACTCTAGGATCAAATAAAATAGATCTATTTCCAAGTGCTCTAGGACCAATCTCACTTCTTCCTTGAGCGATTGCAACTATATTACCCTTAGTTAATAACTTTGCAATATCTTTTAAATGTGCCTCATACTCACTCTCATCTTCTAGTAATTCATATTCATACTGTAGTGGTCTTCCTTTATATAAATTTTTTAATTTAAAAGATGTATTAGGACTTTTTTGATGATAAGTATGATATGCCCCACCTATACTAACAGAAGAATCATCACAAGTTGGATCAACAAATAAATTAACATCATTAGTTAGTTGTTTAAGTAACTTATAATTAGCAACACAATTTAAAGCACATCCACCAGTTAATATTAAATTTTTAGATTTAGACATATCCAGTACTTTCTTACAAGTATGAATTAAATACTTTTCAAAATCTTTCTGAACTCTGTATGCAATATTAAATTTATTTCTTTCATCCAATCTATCTAAAGGTACATATTCTTTATTAAGAGTAGCACCACAAATTCCAATATTTCCTATTTTGGTATAATCGGAACTGGAATTATTAAAAGTATCAGTTCGTAAATTACAACTTTTAGTTCCACAATCTTCAATTGATATTAATTCACGTATTCTATCATCATATTTACCATAAGCAGAAAGACCCATAGTTTTACCAGATTCCAATCCACCAAAACCAATCCACTCTGTAACTGCCGTATATACAAATCCTGCTCCTATATTTGTTTTCTTATCTACAAAATCTGGGGCATTATCAATAAGTTCCCCATTACCAATCACAGATTTGTATATTGGATTAATATTATTACCAGATACTTGATATACAGAAAGATTTTCTTTACCGAAAGTATAAGTACTACCTGCACCATCTATAACTAAAACTACAGCATCATCAAAACCAGAATGACAATAAGAAGTTTTTGCATGTAGGTAATGATGATCTTCATGTATCAACCCCTTTTCTGAGGATATTTTTAATATCTCATTTAAAAATGCCTGATATGCCCCAAAATCTGTATGTTGAAAAAATAAATTAGAAAAAGATAAATCTTTAATTTCATCACAATACTCTTTAATATGATTAACAGCATACATTGCTGTAGATGCATGTTTTAAATGCGAAAATCTCTCTTCTATAAAATGAAAAAGTTCTCCATTTTTTACAATAGAGACTGAAGAATCATGTGGTCCAGTATGAATACATACATCTACCATTAACACTTATCCTCATACACTTCTCCAATCTCCCAACACTCTACACCAGAAGTTCTAATAACATCCATAGTTAATTCTACACGATTAGCAGGAACGATTATACAATATCCAATACCAAGATTGAATACTCTTCTCATCTCTAACTCATCACAATTACCTGCCGATTGAATCGTTTTAAAGATCTCTGGCACAGTCCAAGAGTTCCAATCTACGTGTGCTTTAAGACCTTGTGGAAGGCATCTAGGAAGGTTCTCAGGGATTCCTCCTCCAGTTATATGTGCCATACCATAAACATCTTCTACCTCCTCTAAGAGGCGTTTTACTACAGGAGCATAGATCTTTGTAGGTGTAAGTAATTCAGGATGTTCATCTACTTTCAACTTCAAACGATTTGTTAAATAACGAATCAAACTAAACCCATTAGCATGAACTCCGCTACTTGCCAATCCAATAATTCTATCAGATGGTTTGATAGAAGATCCATCTATAATTTTCTTTTCTTCTACTACACCAGTACAAAATCCAGCAAGATCATAATCAGGAGTAACTGCATTAACCTGTGGATGCTCTGCTGTTTCTCCACCTAGTAAAGCACATCCTGCCTGACGACATCCATCAGCAATCCCTGCTACCAATTCTACAATCTTTGGATTATCTTTTACTGTCGGACAAGAAATATAATCAAGGAAGTATAAAGGTTCTGCCCCACAAGTGATTACATCATTTACACACATCGCAACAAGATCTATTCCGATATTATAATTCTTATGGAATAGTGTTGCCAATTTACCTTTGGTTCCTACACCATCAGTACCAGATACTAGAATAGGACTTTCATATCCAGCAGGTATTCTCATCATACCATTAAAACCACCAAATCCACCCAAGACCTCTGGTCTATGAGTGGACTTTACTTGTGGTTTAATTTGATTTACAAAATCGTTACCAGCATCGATATCGACACCTGCCAACTTATAATCAAGTACAATTCCCTCTTCTTTAAAATCAAGGGGTTCATCCCAATTCTTTTCTGTCATAATCAAATATAATATTGGGGTAGATTCCTATAGCCGCTTATCCTGAACCTACCAAAGGGGATAACCGCAGCCAGTATTTCTCTGACTCTTATATTATACCACAGATTTTTCTTTCTGCTTCTTATCTTTAGGAACTCGTTTGAGATCGCTAATAGCATTCTTTATAATGCTGAATGGTGATGTGAGTTTCATGATTGTTTACCTAAGTAATTGGTACGAGCATGATGTTCTGGCACAATTTTATTTAACTGTACGGTGAGGAGTCCGTCCACAAACTTGACGGATCCAACCTTCGTATCGTCTGAGACCGTCCAAACTCGTTTAAAGGAACGTTGGGCCAATCCTTTGTGGATAAACGATCCAGTAACTTCCGATTCTTCTTTTGTGCCTTGTACATGTAGTTTTCCAAACTCCGTGAAGACTTGTAACTGATTTTCCTTAAACCCTGCAAGTGCGATCTCCAGTGTTGACTCATGATTATTCAATTGAATTAGATTATATGGTGGATAATTTGTTTGTGGGAAATCTGAATTAAAAAAACGATCCAGATAGTCATCCATCCCAATTCCGTGCTTGGCAATCTTATCCATCAGTTCTGGAAGATTTTCAGCGTGGTAGCGTTGTAATGCGTTCATGGTTCTCCTTATTAAGCGAGTGTGAATTTTGTACCCCGAAGGCGTACACTACTATTTAACCATAAAGCATTAAAAAAGGGGATGTTGTATCCCCTACCTATTTATTCGGTTTACTCTAATCAAAGATAGAATGCTTAGAAGTGCCAGCATTATCATTTGATATATCCCCTATTCCAGTCTCTTCAGTCTCTTGTAACTCATAACTCCAATCTTCTATTACAGTATTAGAAAGCATTCTATCAGATAGAAGATTCATTTCTTCTTTTGCTATATCTTCAGTCTCAGCATCAAACCAAAAATCAATTGCCTTACCAATCCTTAATAAATGTGGTTCAACATTAGGAGCAACCATTTTAACATTATTCATCACTGCATTACCAGCAGCATCAGATACAGATCCTCTTAATCTTACAAAAACTAATGCTTTGAATCTCATGGTTTATCTGCTATATTCTTTAACAATTTCTCAATTCTTAAAAGAGCATCTAAGATCTCATGAGTTGTTGTTTTAGTTTCTCTCAATTTCATATCTCTTCAAAATAGTTGTAAAAACCATCTGCCCCACTCTTGAGAATCGCATCTTAGGTTTTTTGGGGTGGGAGGTTGGAATTCTGTATTACCAACAAAGAACGGGCATTACTACAGATAGTAAATTTTACGTCCTTGCCTGAGACCCGACTGGTAAGTCGATTCTACTCTTGCGAGTAGCAGCACCACCTGTGT